CCCGGAAGGGAGGGACAGAGATCGAATTGCTTCTTGCATTTTATTTCTGGTAAGTTATCATCAGTCCATAACTTATGTTGCCAAGAAGGATTTTTGTCTATCCAAGATTGTATGAATTTTTGTGGTCGTTTTGATTGGTCGCCTAACCAAATTTGATGAATAATTTTTGGGATCATAAGTACTCACAATAATATAAAACATACTAAAGAAATGTCAAATATATTTATTTGACTTTATCTAAAGATACTCTATAGTTCTCTTAAAAAGAACTTTAAAGAACAATACTAAAGATGAATCTAGAAGAACTAAAGAACTCTGTAACTAAAGACTCTCAAATAGACTCTACTGAGTTAGGTATAGAGTCTCTTAAGATACCTCAAATACACTCTAAGTATCTAACCATACTTGCAGATGTCAAATTACTTTTGGCAAAATATCAAAATGATTTGGCCGTATTAAAATTGCGTAAATGGAAAATTTACACAGGAAAAGCTTCTAAAGAAGAACTTGAATTGTGGAAAGAAGAACCATCAGAACTTACTTTGTTAAAAAGCGATGTAGAACAGTTTGTTGAAGCTGATGCAAAAGTTATAGAATTGAAATCTAAAATATCAGTTGCAGAAGTAAAATTAAAAATGGTTGAAGAATTTATACGTTCAATCAATAATAGAAATTTTATGATCAAGTCTGCTATTGAGTGGCATAAACTTATGAATGGCGTAGCATAAATATTATGTGGATATTGAAGTTGAATCTATTGATGAAGTTCGCTACTACATCAAAACCGAACAAGCGATAAAAAAAGAATTGCGGGATTATTTTTCATTTATGGTCCCCGGTGCCGAATATATGCCTATGTTTAAACGCAGGCTATGGGATGGGAAAATTAGATTGTATGATATTCTTTCTTCTACATTACCAAGAGGATTAAAAACTTATTTAAAAAAGTTTGCCGAAGAAAGAAAATACTTCTTAAATATTAAAGAAACAAAAAATAAAGTATGCATTACAGAAGAACAATTTTTAAAGTATTACGATTCTTTAAAAGTATCTGTTCGAAAGCAACCAGTAAAAATGCATGCACACCAACAAGAAGCAATTCTACATGCATTAAACAACCACAGGGGGGTGGTGATTTCTCCAACTGGTTCAGGCAAAAGTTTAATCATATACGTCTTGGTCAGGTTTCTGCAATCCGTAATAGGTATAGATCGTAAAATTTTAGTATTAGTTCCTACAGTTGGTTTAGTAAGCCAAATGGAATCTGATTTTTTTGATTACTCAACTCAAGATAAATCTTGGTCGTGTAAAAAATATATTCACAAAATATCAGCAGGACAGGATAAAGATACTAATAAACAAATTGTAATATCCACGTGGCAGTCGATATATAAACTACCAAAAACTTGGTTTGATCAATTTGATGCTATCTTTTTTGATGAATGTCATCAAGCCAAAGCAGAATCTATCAACTTTATTGGTCAGAAACTTTCCAAAGCTTGGTTTAGAATAGGAACCACAGGAACTTTACAGCAAACACAAGCACATAGATTGAGTATTGAAGGTATATTGGGTCCAGCAGTACAATTTATTCATACTAAAAATTTAATGAATAAAGGCTTGCTTGCTAAACTGGGTATAGATTGTATAATTCTTAAATATACAGAGGAAGAAAAAGAACTTCTTAAAAAACAAAAATATTCCGATGAAATAAAATGGGTGGCAAAAAATGAAAAAAGAAATCAATTCATTAAAGAACTTGCCCTCCGAACAAAAGGAAACACGCTCGTACTCTTTAATTACGTTGAGGACCATGGCAAGCCACTCCACGCTCTCATACAAGCAGCGGGAAGCAATAGACAGGTATATTTTATATCTGGAAAAACAGAAGCTGAGACAAGAGAACACATCCGCAGGGTTGTGGACCGAGAAAAAAATGCAATATTGGTTGCGTCTTTCGGCACTACTTCTGCTGGTATCAACATTGTCAATCTTGATAATATTATTTTTGCCTCTCCTACAAAATCTGTTATAAGACTTTTGCAAAGTATTGGACGTGGGTTGCGTGTTTCAGAGAAAAAGAAAACATTAAAAGTTTATGATATTGTTGATGATTTAATTTATAAATCTCACAAGAATCACGTATACAGACATTTTGAAGAGCGTTTAAAAATATACAAAAAAGAAAAATTTGATTATAAAATATATTCAATGTCATTTATTGATTTGTTAAAAGATAAATAATAAGGAAGGGAGGACATACATATGTCCGAATCACTTCCTGAGAATTCATTCTCGGGCGTTTTAAGAGTTGTGAAGCTGTTGACCGGCGAAGAAATTGTTGGTCTCGCTAATGAAGAAACGCCTGGAAAAATTACAATAAAATTACCAGCAAAATTAGAAAGTTATTTTGAGAAAGATCAAAATGATGTTGTTGTAGAATATGTTCGTCTAACAAATTATGCTGGAAATCTTAAAGGGTTTGAAGTTACTATTTCTGAATCAGCTATTATTTTTATTGGTCATCCTTCTTTAGAATTAGAAAAAATGTATGAAATATATTTTATGACCATGCAAAAGGATCCTAAATCTATTACCTCAAGCTTGCCGGAAGGCACAGCTAATGTAGAATCTGGTTTACAACTTTTAAATGATTTATTTACAAATGAAGATTTTGTAAATTTTGTAAATGATTTAATGGATACTTATGAAGGTGTTGAAATTTTAGCAGATTTTGGTGACGAAGATGATGACATAGAACCAGAGCCAGAAGCCTCTGTAAGCCCTCCGGTAGAAGAAGAACCCGAAGCTAAACCCAAGAAGAAGAAACGCCGTACAATCAAACCAGAGGGCAATAAAATGCCATATAAACCTGATAAGCCAGTTACGGATCCACAAAGCTGGTCAGACGATCCTAAAGATTATATGTAATTAAGATCCGTATGGATATCCAAGAGCACCCGGAGCATCTGGATTAAGATCATAATAAGAAAATTTAAATGTAGCTGATGCTTTTATGATGATTGCATCGGCTGCATCTGATTGAAATACTAGTCCACTTAATCGGGTGGGAATTACGTGAGCAAATTTTACAGTAAGAACTGGATTTGGTGTATCACAATTTACTGTAGGGTGTAAAATTAAAGATGCACTATAATGCCAATTTTGGTAAGCTAAATCGTAATTATAAGCATCTTGTATGTTTGTTATATCACGCATCCAAGAATAAATGGTTTTCCAGTTATTTAAATTGTTATCTACCAAAAATTCTACAACAAGAGGTTCATATTGAACTGTCATTGTTGGTACTGGTATTGTTGTACCAAAAATTGTAGGCTGTGATTGATCAGGAACAGTTAATCCGGGAAGATTGGCTTTCTGGACCATCAATTCTAATTGATCTGTTCCGCGCTGAATTTTAAAACTAAAATAGTTAGCGTAAAGATTATTAGTATTATCTTGGCACGGATTTGTTGTCATGAATTAGCCCAATGGTGTATTTGAACCGTAATAGCATGGGCCATTATTACCTGGATAACTAATACAATTTCCTGTCATATCTTTATTATAAGATACTGCTAAATTTTCTGGCCAAAACATTTGCAGTAAAGTTTGAATTGCTGGATAAGTTATTGTTCCAGAACTATTGGTCCAACCTTGAGTATATTCTCTATAATATTGGTTATACAATCTAATTCTATTTGCTTCTGGTATATGATACCATCCAACAGCCAATTGAGTCCATTTTTGTAACCAAAGTTTTAATGTACTATAGTGAGGATGTGTATTTGGTAGACTATCAAGTAAATTTAAATTAATCCAATGTAACATACTTGTATTACCACCCAATGCTGTTTGTGTGTCACCAGTCACTACAGGGTTTAATGTAGTAGTTCCACCAATATGCCTATAGTTTGGGTCCCAATCATAATTAACTCCCGGTGCTTGTCCTTGAGCTAAAGAGAATGATTCTCGTTCTTCGATTAAGTATGTTTTAAAACTTTTTAAGAAAGGCATATAAAATATTTATAAAAAAAACCCTCCCGATTTCTCGGGAGGGCTCTTTATAACCTTTTAGTTATATTATTGGCACATACCATGTAGATTGAGGACTTGTGTCAATCTATAGTATTGGTTGATACCTTGAGTCAAGGCTTCACCATCGGGGACGGTGCCGTTGAGGACGTATGGGTTAGCAACTACGCCGTAACGGGTCTTGAATCCAATCTTTGGTTGGAAGGTATTTGGATCTACTGCACGAACCATTTGGAGCGGAACGTATGGGCAGTAGAAGAGACCAGCGTCATAAGGAGATTCACCCTTATATCCGACGCAGAAGAAGTTTGCGCCGAGTGGGGTGTATGGATCGATATAGACGCGAACCTTACCATTGAGCAATCCAGCAAAGGTGCTTTGAGTATCATCAACATTGAGTTGAGGAGAGATGCCGGGGCTCAAACTCATGAAACCAGACATTGCAAGGGCTGCTGCGGTATCGCTATCGCAGATTACAAAGTTACCCTTACCACGACGAGTTTCCTTGGCGATTGCGTTGCATTCACGTTCAATTTGGAAAGTGAGGCCACGGAATCTTTCAGCAGACCAACGACCGTCTGAGTCTGAATTAAGATCGTATTGACCTCTGTTGGTCAAATCGCCTTGTTGAGAACCGCTGCGTGAAACGTAATAGATGGTACGAACGATTTCGCGGTTGATTTCAGCAAGAATTTCTGTGCTGAGAAGATTTGCGAGTTCGGCTTCGGCATCCAATCCGTGAACAGCCTTGAGATCTTGAGCCAATTCGATGGTGTAGTTGCTGCTTAGAGCGCGAGTACGAGCTTGTACGGCAACACGGTCAATTGAGAAGGCCATTTGGTTAAAGGCGCTGTATGGGTTGCTAGTTCCGCTACCCAAACCTTCACCAGAGTTGGTCAACATACCACGGAAAGCACTGAATTGTGCTGCAGTAACATTGTTTCTGAGGTATATTGGGTTGTTACCACCGCTAAATCCGCAAGAACCGCAGAGACCAAAGAAACCGCAGATACCACGTTCTGAGGCACCGAGAGTGTAACCAGAGCCACCGTATGCTGGGAAGGCTTCTTGGAACATAGCTTCAGTGTAGAAAGTGGTATTGCCGTAGTTTTGGCCACCGTAGTTGGCGCGCATAGCAAAGATCAAGCCAGTTGGAGCAGTCATTGGCTGAACGCCGCAGATGTCATAGGCCATGAGATTTGGCATTGCACGACGGACGAGACTGATAAGAACTGGATCATAACCTGCGACTCCACCATTGTTGGTGAAGTTGGTTGGCATGCCCAAGTTATTAGAAGTCATGTCTTCGGTGAGGTGTTGAGAACGAATAGCTTGCTCTTCGTTTTCAAGAAGGACGGCAGTGACCTTCTTACGATAATCATCAGAGATGTTTGGTAGGGCACCATGCTCAAGCACGGGGCTCCACTTCTCTGTTAAAATGTCATATGGGGTATTGTCTTGAAAGTTCATTTGTGTAATATCTCCTAAGTAAAATTATTTATAATTTTTGTTTTTTATACTTTTTTGTTAAGTTTTCCGATTACGCTAGCATAGTTTTCTACAGTAGAATTTTCTAAAGGTCTAACTGCAGAGAAGGTCATTTCTTCATTGATTGGTTGGTATTTTTGAACTGGAACTGAACGTACAAAATTTGCTTGTGAGCTCATGTAATTATTTCTAATTGCATTTAATTTTGCTTGATATTCACCAGGATTTTCAAAGGATACATTTTCCATCAATGATTGAAGTTTTGCAATTTGAGTGTCTGCCAAATCTTTTGTCTCAGCAACAAAGATGGTGGCACATTCATTCAACATAAGTTCTTTCTTAATGTTGATGTTTTCATTAATTGTATTGTTCAAGGATTGTTCTAGATTTCTATTTTGTGCATACAACTCGTCAAGAGCATTGTATTTTTCATTTGGAACATCGATGTAATGATTTTCAAAAAGATTCTTCAAACCACCGATAAAGTTTTCAGCAATTTGAGTCTTAATTCCTTGTTCGACTGCAAGAGTATTATCTTGCATCCATTCTTCTACGACATAATCTAGATAGTCATCAACCTTTTCAACCAAAGTATTGGTGACGTTTTCTAGATAAGAAGCAACATTTTCATCAATCTTAGTTACAATGTTATTTACTTTTGAATCTGATTTTTCTTTTACAGCAGCTTCAAAGATAGCTTCAAGTTGAGAAATCAATTCACCAGAGACATTTTCACCAAGAAGAGAAATTAAAGCATTTCTGAATTGATAAGAATTGTTTTCTTCAACTTCAGTTGGCTCACTGGATTCATTGGCATTATCAGCTTCTTCTTCTTCATAATATTCATCCTCGGGTTCTTGAGAAGTTTGAGAAGGACCAGGTGTGCGCATGTTTGGTGCAAATGCGCCAGACATAGCTGCTACTGGAGTTGGGACTTGGGCTTTAGCCAAATTATTGGCCTTAACCACTGGTTGTGGGGTGAAGGTACCTTTACCATCTGGGGTACGGGCGTCACCGTTTACGGGAGTGTATTGTTGGTTTAAATTATTCATTAGTATATCCTTGAAACTTAAATTATTTATAATTTTTAATAAATTCCTTTTCGCTTGCCTCGTTCCAGATAGCCACCAGCGCCTACAGCAGCGTTGGCAGTTTGGCTACCAATACCAGACATATGTGATAGTGCAGACTGTGCACCAAATGCATTTGTAACCCAATCAAGAGGATCTATACCCATTGCAGCCAATGATCCTACTTTATCAGAAACTTTATCACCTAAAATTCCAAATCTGCTTCCCTTAGATGGTTTTGAGGGTGGTATTCCATGTACACTTTGGCTTATAGCACCACCAATAATGGAGGGAATATCCTCAATTTGTCCAGAAGGACTTCCAAGATATTGTTGTGCTAAAATAGTTTTTACACCCCGTTTTACAGCAAATTTAACTGCTGGATCCGTTCCAATAAGAGAGGCGGCATTTTGTGCTGCAGCTCCTGCAGAGGGCTTAACTGCACCAACTACACCACCGACAACATTACCTAATACATTTGTTTTATTTAAATAATGGTCAATATAAGAATCTGCCATTTTACTAATTGAACCCCAGGTCGCTTGAGTTGGAATAGAAATATCTGGCATCTGAGTTCCAGGAGCAACAGGAGTTCCTGCCCAAGGAGTATTCATGGCACCTGTTGAACCAGTTACACCCATACTGCCACCACCACCTCCACCACCACCGCTAGGGCTTTTGGTGACACGAGTTGTGGTTCTTTTTCTTCTTGTGGCCTCTAGTAAAATATTTTGGGTGTATGGCTCAAATAATGGCATTATAAATTCCTAAAATATTGTTCAAATATTTTTACAATGTTTTTATCAAGATTTTTGGAAGAAGAATTTTTAATAATTTTTCTGCTTCTCATTAGATCTCTTTCAGACCACATACCATTGTCAAATACCCATTCTTTGCCTTCCATGATTCCATTAACGAAAGCATTTGGGGCTGATGGATCAGCAACAATGTCGATAGCGGCTAACATAAAATCTTCTTGGACTTCTTGATATCCGCCTTTTGATTTTAGGGAACCCATACCACGTGTAGAAACTCCGAGTTGAGCTCCTTCATCAATAAGATTTTTTACAATCTTACCCATTGGGGTATCAAGAACTTTGGCTTTACCATAAACATTTTTACCATCTTGGTAAAGTTCTTTTACGATATGTGAAACCCTATCAAGATTAACAGTTGGGCCAGTTGGGTGGTTTAATTCACCAAGAGCGCGGCCTTTTTGAACGTATTCGTTGATATATCTTTTGCACTCTTTTAAAAGAGTGTTGGTGGGGTATATCCGACCGTTTCTGTTCTTAACATCAGACTGCATGAAAACACCTTCAATGAAGTAATGTTTATCTCCATTGCCTACATTCTCTTTGATGTATTTGATGTCTTCTGTTAATTCTGTTATAAGTTTCATTTATTATCTTTCTTATCTTTATGATTGTGGAGCATCAGGACCTGTTGTTGGATACTTACCTCTCCACCTTTGATATGCAGTATACCATTCTGCATATTTCTTTTTATATTCTTGTATTGCTTTTATTCTTGCCTCCCAAGCACTCAGAGCTTCCAAATATAATTCATTGCCTTCAGGGCCTTTTGGAAAATTTTTACGTTCTGGCTTTGGTCCAGGACCATCTGGATATGGATTTCTTGGAGGTGGTCCTGGATCAGGCCAACCTTTTTCTTTTGAAGGTTTATCATCACCTTTTGCAGGAGGAGGTGCAGACATTTCCGGTTCAACAATATACTCCGGATATCCTACCCTTTCATTTATATTCTTGAATAAGTTTTTAGAAACTTCAACATATTGTTGTTTCAATCTATTTGAAACTTTTGAATACAAAATTTCAGAAGTATGTTCTTTAAACTTAACAGCATTTTCTTCTAAAACATTTTTAATTAAATTTGAAACTTTATTTTCCATGGTTATTATTATTTATTATTGTTAAAGACTGTGATTATTTATTTTTATAATTTTTATAAAAATTAATATTTGATTTAAGTTGATGTGGAGTGCTTAAAATATCTTCAAGCATAATTTGTCTATTTTTAGAAGACAAACTATCAAACAAATTTACTAAATCTTTAAATTCTCCTTCAGTTAAAGATAAGTAAGATTGGTTTTTTAATTTAATTTTATTATTGAGTTTTGAATCATATTTTTCAACAAACTCAATAAAATATTTTAATTCGTCTGATTCCTCAGTAATGGATTCATTGACAAAAAACTTTCTTTTACTTCATTTATTGCTTCATTAATTTTAAATGATAAACAATCAGAAAGAGACTTTTTAAAAGCTTGATCTTCATCCTCTAAAAGGTTTTGAATTCCATTTTTTAAAATTTTAGTAGATAAATCCATCATTGTTCTTGTCCTGTTTGTGCTTGCATTTGCTGCAACATAGCCTGTTGCATCTGTTGTTGACGCATTTTTTCTATGTCTATTTTCATTTGTTGATCTATTACTTGCATCTCTTCATCAGTTTGCTTCAATATTTTTCTACGAATAAATTCTGACGAGAAATACTTTCCAACGTATGGCTCAACTATAGAAAGCATCTTGATGCGTTCCGCAAGAATTTCAGCTTCTTTTAGATCCCAGAAATAATTGTCAGTATTATAAACAAATTTAATTTCTTGCTTTAATGCAGCCCAATCGTCTTCTGTGACTATTCCACGTAGCAACAATTGTACGCGCAACATATCATAAAATAGTTTTGAGAAATGCGCTCTGAGTCTATCAATAAATTTATAAAACTTTACTTCTTCTCTGGTAATTTCAACAGACCTACCCATGTTAAATCCAGTTTGATCAGCAACCAAACGGCTAAGGGGGACATTCAAAGAATTATAAAGCTTCTTTTTAAAGTAATCAACGTCTTCAATTTGTGACATTGCATTACCACCGGGAAGAGTTATAATTTGTGTTCCTTGTGAACCTTCACGCCGTGGCAACCAATAATCTTCCAAAACTGAGACATGGTTTTTTTCGTCTCTAATTTCACCAGTACTTTGGTTATAAATTACCCGATTTCTAAATCGGCTCATCATATCACGCATATATTGTTCTGCTTTTTGTTTTGGTAATTGACCAACGTCAACATAGAACACTCTGCGTTCTGGGGCACGAGCTACGCGGTAAACTAGAAGAGCATCTTCTAGTTGTCTAAGCATGTTTAATGGTCTTATGGCTTTATGCAGATAACCAAGAACTCTCTTGGTATTCATGTCAATTAAACCAGATTGAACATAAACAATACTATCTGTGGAAAGATGAAGACCACCGGGGCCAGTTAACAGATAAGAATCTTTATCAGAATCTGTATAAAGATAATATTCTTCAATTTCTGTTATCATGCTTATGGGTTGTTGAAAACCCTTTTGTGGTTCTTTTTTTACTTTACGAATCTTTTTAATCTTTAAAGGATCAATTGGAATAATCTCTTGTATTCCCTCTTGTGGATTATCTTTATCAATTATAACATTATAAAAAAGTTTTGAATCAATATACCATCTTCTAAAAATTTCATATCCACGGTTTTGAAAATCTAATAGATGAGTAAGTCTATCAAATTCTTTGTATATTTTAGTTTTGATTCCATCGGAAATGGGAACATCACGCAAATCAATCTTAACAGGCTTTCCGTCAGTTCCTTTTACTACGGCTGCATTAACAATTTCTTCTATGGCATTATCTACTTCAGGATAAACGGCCATATTTCTATATTGAATAATGTTACTTGATTCGTCTCTTAGCGCACCAGTATAATCAATAGCACTACTAAAAAACCCACCAGCCTCAACAGTTACAGTACCATCGTAAGTCTCGGGTACTGAAAATTTTTGCAAAATATCTTCTTGAGTTTTTTCTGCAGTCTTTTTCTTTCCAAATTCAAATCCAAATAGTTCAATTTCCATATGATTATTTATCACCTTTTATTAAGTGCCAGTTATCTTATTAGTTCCTGCATATAGTTCTATATAATCGTAAATAAAAACAACAGTAAATTGATTTATTGTGTTTGGGTTGGCCATATTAAGAGGCATATCCATGATACTTCTCGGCCAAACTCCATACATCTTAAATTGTTTTAATGAAGGATCTGCCTCACCATTTAAGTTTAGTTGCTGAACAGTCCAGCCATCTTGTTTATAATTTATGGGAAAATCAGAAATATTAGTAGTATGTGCGTTTATTTGATTTTGCCAATTATGAAATTTTTTCCAGCTATTATATAATTCTGGTGTATCATCTATAATCGCAACACTCCAAGCAGAATATTGTTTTTCTCCTGGATAATAACCTTTTCTACCAAAATAATTGTATTCTAAAGTTAAAGTTGACAATGATGGAATTTGTGTGGCTCTTATATGAAATGATGATACAGATCCACCACTTTGTTCATCTCCTGGAAAATTTCCAGTTACAACAAATCTATTTTGTCTTGCTCCCCCCGAAAATGCATTTTTAAAATCAGAAATGTGTATTGTCATGTTCAGATACCTATATCTATTGAATACCAATCAAATGTCAATACGACATTAAATATTGTTTGATCTGCTTTTGCCATATCAAAATCCATGCTACTGATCTGGCTTGGCCAACAATTTTTTAAAGTTATTTGTCTTAATGGAGTAGTTCCGCTTGGTTGTCCATTTAAAGGAAGTTGTTTTACAGTCCAATCTCTTTGTAAAGTACTATAATCAAAATCACTATTTGCAACTTGATGTGTTAAATGGCCGTCTAATAATTCTTTCCAAGTATTAAAAGCTTTCCATAGATTATTAGTATTATTGTCATCATATATTGAAACTGCCCAGTTGCCATATGATCTGTCTCCAGCAAAATTTAAAAGTCTACCTCTATATGGAACTTGAATTGTTCCGACTTCTGCTTTAGGCATACTTGTAGCAAAAATTTTAAATTTTGTTTCATTAGCCCCAACTGATACAGGCCCAACACCAAAATCATCAACAGTTGGAAAAATTCCGGTCACTTCAAACCTATTGGCTCTAGTACCACCGCCAAATGCATTTTTAAAATTGGATATTGAATTGTTAGATGACATTTATTAGGTATTAGATACTGATGCAGTCACTGTATAAGTGGTTGTCGAAAGAATTGGTTTTACTGTTACATCTGCACTCAATGTAGCAGAATTATCAGTATTATTTGTGGTATCACATATAATTTGAGTAAATGTAGGATCAATGTATTGCGAAATACTTAGAATAAATGATCCTATTTCTGTGCTTACCGATGATCTGGTTGTAGAGTTGTTTATAGCAAAAATATATTTGAGCAAAATGTCATTTACATTATTTTGAATATAATTTTGTAGATATGCAGGACCAACTCTTTCAGATGAAGTATAGGTGGCACCTGCACCTGCAGTAGCACCAACCAAATCAGATCCTAAGAAATAATTGGTAAAAGTATTAGTATCAATTTTTGTATAAAAATTAACTCTGTTTTTCTTGTAAATATTTTTGGTAGCTTCATCACTCCAATCAACAATGTTATTAATTTTTGTGTTTAGTGGTGTAGAAAAATTAGATCCAGCTACAGTTAATGGCAAACTATTTGTATTCTTAGATCTGGTAAATGCACCAGCAACATCTGATACCGATGAAATTGTGTATTCAAGAGTTGTATTAGAAATTAAACTATCTGTTGCAAACGGAGCTTTAAAACTTTGTGCCCCTACATTAAAGATTCTATCGGATGCGGTAGCACCTTGGCTAAATGGAACAAATGCAGGCCCCATTAACGAATCATAGTTAATTGCTGTAAATCCCGCACCATCACTGCTTGATGCAAATACTCCAAAGATATAATCATTATCTCTTACAAATGGAACAGTAGCAGTATTGCCTGTTTGTCCCATTAAAATATCTAACTTGTAGGAGTTGGCATTTAAATAATTTTTAAGTCCAGTGGTTGTACCAGCAATAACAAGGCTACCACCGTAAGAAAGATAATTTAAAGCATGTAAAAAGTCATATCCATTGGTTCTTGGAGTAACTTTTGTTCCAGCATATGAAAAGAAACCTTGTGTACCGCCTTCGGTTGTCCTTGAGACTAAGCAATAAGTTATACCACTTAAAAGATTTAAATCGTTTATAAAGCTATTATAGTCTGAATATTCAATATATGTTTCGCTAGTGGTACCACGAACTGGGTTTGCCAATTGGGTTCTGCTATACATCAACCAGCCATAAAGGCCACCAGGATCGTTTGAGGCGGCACCGCTGGCACCAGTAAATGTTGGGATCGCATAAGTTGCTCCTGCGATCATACCTGCATATAAAGGATTTGTAGTACTTTCGGTGCTAAAGATTGAAGGGGAAATAAAAGAATTTAATGTTGGCATTCGTTTACCTTGTAATAAAAATATTTAGAATTTTATGCAGGATACCATACAACCTCTCCATCGGAGTATTTATCTTCGTCGTCAAGTGGGTTTAACATAAACAAAGTATTATCTTCTTCTGCATTTTTTGCTTCTTCAAAATTTAATTTTCCTGATTCAATTAAATCTGGAAAATATTCTTGTCTACAAAGCCAAGCAAAGAACACCAAAGTCATTACTAGATCATCATTGTGCCCGTCATCAGCTTTAAAAGTATTAGATTTGGACACAAAAGTCATTAATTCTTGTATGACCCTATCGTCATTTATTAAAATTTTATCTTCTTCGATTAACCTTTTTAAAATAGAACAACCTAGTTTTTTTGTTTGGGCAGTGGTTCTAAGTCCAAATTCACTACGGTTGCTTGCAAATCCTTGAGATAAAATTTGCCCCTTTCTTCCTTTAATGATGGTCATTAAAAGATTTTCATATTCAAGATCATTATATAAAATATTTGCTACTTGACCACCAATGTCATTAGTTTCAACCAATACATAAGCACCATTATATTTTTCGGCAATATTTTTTATAATTGTTGGGAAATGAAATGGACTAACTGTATTGTTTCTATATGTAGCCACAACTTCATATGGTGTTTTGCTACCATTTATTACTGTTATTGCTGAATAATCGGACCCTTGGCCACGAGAAACGTCAGCCATTAAAAAATACACATCATCTTTATTTGGTTCTCTAAATGTTCTTATGCCTTCTTTATCTTCAGACAAAAATTCTTCTGGAGCCAATACATTTAATTTTGTTGAAGAAATTAAAGTATTAGATGAACCAAGAAAGCTACAACCATATTCTTGTTGAAATTGTTCTTCGCTTGTATTTGCTATCTGTTCAGCTGCCCATACGTCATCTCTGCGTGGGCCACCGGGAGTTATAGGGACATCTCTCCAAGATACCTCAATAGGCACAAATTTATTTTTTAATTTATGCCCTTCTGCTCTATTTGCATCAATCCAAAGTTTATGAAAATGATTCATTCCATTTGGAGTGGATACAATAATAAGTTTTGTGGTCAAACCCGCTGAAATTGTTGGGTATGTTGATGAATAAAATTCTTCTGCTATATGGGAAGGCAAGAAGGCGTATTCGTCCAAAAGTAGAAGGTTATAGGAGCCACCACGAATGGCCGAGGACGATGTTGCGTCGCAGACCACTCTAGACCCATTTTCCAGTTTAAAGCTTGTCTTGTTCCATTCTACCACGCCCTGTTGAAGAAAATGTGGTAAGTTCTCATATGCTAATTGAAGTTTAGCAAATAATTCATCTTTTGCAGTTTTTAACTTGTTAGCCAGAATTGCACAGCTTACTGACTGATTAAAGGTCACATAATGTGTAATGTAACCAATAACTGATGTAGATTTACCTGATTGGCGAGGCCATTTTGAAATAGTAAATCTATTTTCATGAATTGTCTTTACAAATCGTTGCTGATAATCGTATAGTTCAAAGGGCATAACTCCTCTGTCTAGAGTTTTAACTTTTACATATTTACTACAAAAATAAACCGGATCTTTTGAACATTTTACGTATTCTTTTAATTCTTCTTCAGTATAATTTAACTGAATACCGGGATGCTTTAGTTTTGGATTATTTCTATAACCTTGGTTATTGCTTTGAGCCATCTTTTACAACCTCAGCTTCAATCACTTCTTTTTCAGTGCTTCTTTCTTTATTTAACAGATTTTGAAGATCTTTGGTTGATCCAACAAAAACTGCATTGTTGGTTTGTTTAATTGACGTTTTTATATCTGCTGTTGTTGCTTTTGCTTTTTTATGAACATCCAAAACATTATTATTCAAATCTGCCATTGTTTTTAAGAGTATTGCAACTACCTCAAAAGCTCTTGGGGAATCTGATTCTGTTGCAACTTTAAGGGCACTTTCTAAAGCAACATTTCCATTTTGTATTAAATCTTTTAAATTTAATTGAACAGATTCATAATCTTTTTGAAAATTTCCTAAATCAAATGTCCCCCCCGCAACATCTTTAGAAACTTTAGATTCTTTTTCATCCGGCAAATTAAAAAAGTTTGTTAAATTTTTATTAAGCATTATTAAAATCAAAATCCAAATCAGTAGAAGTAATTGTACTAACTGATGGCGTAACCTTTCCATATATGTAACTCTTAGCTATAAAAGATATAGAAGAAATATTTACTCTTCTAGAACCAAAATCTCCATCAAATCTCTCAGATATATTACTGCTGGTCATTATTATTGGTATTCTTACATTTGTCTGAGCATCATTTAAATCCAATTCAACGATATGATCTGGATTGAAATATGGAATTATTTGTTCTATAATCTGCAAGGTATCATCAATATGTCGTGTATAAACATATAAACTAAAACCAACATTTACAGGAACTTGTTCATTAATAACATTTCCTGTAGAGGAACATTGACCTCCTGATTGGTTTGAAGAAAATAAAGGCATAAATTTTGATCTTCTTCGTGTAGAATCAGGAACCACAGTTGTCATTATATAACTTAATCTTGGAAGTTGATTTTCAATTCTAGTGGTGTCAGTAATAGATGATGGTTCCAACAACCTTCTAATAAATTTTTCTTGGGGTGCATAAGTTATTGGAACTCGTATTTCCAAAGGATCATTTGGATTATCTGGGTTTTGGTGACTAACATTAATATTATTAAATAATGTTCCAAATCCGACTACAAGTTTTCTTAAGCTTTTGTTATAAAATTGATCAAACATAGTTTATTACTCGCAATCAATAAATGGATTATTCGGATCAAATGTGTACCCCGCAGCTTCAGTTTGAAGAACATCATTTACGCCAGCAGTAGTCCCAAGTCCGTTATTCAATGGAATTATTGTACTTCCAGAGAATCCTCTAGTATTATTTACAAGCTGATCAACGGCATTTATAGAAGTAGAAAGTTTTTCGTAACTGTAAGTAAAGAGTTCAGCTGTTATAAAATATGAATACAATCTTCCCAGTGGATAAAATGGATTTTCATGTTCTACAAAGTTTATTTCAAACAATGACTTTGATGGTGGAAAATAAATCAAATCTCCTTCACGAGGTCTCGTTAGTGCTGAATTTTTATTTGTAACTTCTTGTTTAAATCTTTTTCTAGCAAAAACTAAATTTACTTTATCTTTGATTTCCAAACCAAACTGAGTGATAACATCGTTTCCTTCAAACCCTTTAAATGATTGTAAATACATTTCTAAAACATATGCATTGTCAAAGTAGGAACCAGGATCTTCTCCAAATATTTTATCTATTGAAAGATAGTCTCTAGGAATATAATAGCAGTCAACTCCAGTAGCTTGAATAATTTCAATTGTTATTCCTTCTACTAAATCTTGTTCTGGCTCATAATTTTGAAAATACGGATTTTTCAAATGTTATCCTATCATTGGATCTGGTGGCAATTCTTGTGTTTTTGTTAGCGTTATTTCGATTTGATTTAGTTCATTCAATGCTTCAGCCATTATGGCTGCAGAATTTAATTGGGCGCCACCAGGCAATGGCACCCCAGCAAACTTCATTAAATTTTGTGCCCATTGTTTCTTTAATAATGCTGTGTAATACTTTTTAAATACTCTATCTTGCCAAACTTTTTGATATTGATTTGGATCAATTTGAACATAGGATTCAACCAAAAGATATGATCCAGGAACCAATCGAGTCCAATCTAGATCTAATGTAAGACGATCAGTTGTTCTGGTGTATGTATAGGCAGGTGGATAATTAAATACATCATTAACCATTTTTAAATAACTCATGGATTCCATATAGGATGCCATTGGTCCACTATTCAAAGCTCCTTGATTGAAATACAAACCAAAGAAATCAAATAAAGTTAATTGATATCTCAAATCAAACATATAAGACCCAGAAACATCTGATGGTGTATAAACTTTTGTAATAGTTCTAATGTCAGTTGCTTGTGGCCAATCACCAGTAATACCAGTAGATGGGTCATATCTTGGTTGGGCACCAACAGCACTACCAAATGTAGTGGTATCAAAATATCTTCTGTTAATATCATCAGAAGTCATAGTGTATAAAAACAAAGCCCTTTGATTAAAATCAAAGTGTCTTTCAAACATATACTCTAATGCTTCATCTAAACGATCCTGTGCTTGTTGTGGATCTATATTTACCTGTATTACAGGAGCACCCAAGTTTCTAAAACAATAGTCGATAAATTGTTGTCTAGTTGTTGCCGCCATAAAATTATTTATGAATTTTCAATAATTTTATTTATAGCATCAAACATATCTTGTTTTTGTTTATTTACAGATACTGTAAGATTTACTCTTTGAACAATCTCAGGTGGCAAATTTTCAATTTGTTTTTTTCTATGCAAATCTTGTTCTGGAGAGTTTGGATCATAGTTTGAAAACCCTGGCATTTTTAAAGGGCAGTTTAAATATGGATAATCTAGCTTAGAATATGTTCCATGTTCTCTTAAAAGCCATGTGTGGCTATGGTCACCACAACCACATCCACCACAGTAATAAAAATTTGATTTGTCGCTTTTTTTAAGATTAGAGCATGGTTTTGGATTACCTATTCCAAAACAAGAAACATATCTCAGTTTCTTTACATCATCATTTATTTTATTATTATCTTTTCCACGTGATGCGATAGACATCGCAAACATCATTATTTTACTTATCATGGAGTTTCGTATAAGATATAAGTTCCTGCTGGATATACTGATCTATTTAAAAATGGTTTATATTTTTCTGGAACATTTGCCCGGACTATCATAAAACCTGGGCTTCCAGTTTGTACATCACATTGATCTATCGGAAGATTTATTAAAGTTGTTAAAAGATATTTTACAGCCATACAACTTCCTTTCATATTATAATAATTTTCATCACAATTAATAGCAAATTTTTTAATGTTTGGAAGTAAATCTCTTAAAACTGAACCTTCAGAAAAATCTTCATATGGAAAATATTTATCAGATAAACCTTCTAAAAATTTATCATTTATTGTCCATGGGCATTGAATATTTTCCCAATCAATTTTACCACCGTATCCATATTTTTCACTAAAAAGCCATCTTAAATATGATTGAATAATTTTAACAATTAATACATTAGAAGGATCTTTTATAGATTCTTTATAAATCCAGTTTGGAAATAAAGATTTTACAGTCAATTTATCGCCAAACCAAGGACTTCCGGCCAAATTATAAAAATCTGATCCTAAAGTGCTTTTGGCATTTTCTACCATTTTTTTGAGTTTTACCTCAAGCGTTACTGGAATTTTATTAAATAGTAAAAGCATTTTATTGTGAATATATTAAGTTGATACCAGCTACTGATATGTCACTCAAGTATGTAATAAGATCATTGCTTTCAGATTCACTGATACCATTTACATAAATTTTTATAGTACTTGGTTGGTCTGCATTGACAACAGTTATTTGATCTTCTGATGTAGTTACAATACTAGAAGCCAATATTGCATTTTTAAAATCTGTCAAAGTAACACAACGATGTTGTGCTCTTGCTGAAAAATTAATTTTTGATTTTGCATTTGTTGTGGAAAGAGAATCATAACCGCCTGTTGGTGTAGAAATTGTTAAGAATCCAGCATAGCTGCTATTTGTGGCTAAAGTAGCTTCGTTTCCCTCTGCGCCATTTGAAATAACGGCTTTGCAGTAAACAGTATAATCATTTGTTAAAACAAACGATTCTGGTAAATTAGAAGTTACCAAGTAACCATTAACTGTATTTAAAACTGTAAAATAATAACCAGTTGTTGTTGAGGCTGGATTTGATTTATCTACTCTTTCCCAAGAAATAGTATTTCCATCTACATCAGTTGATGCCATAGTAATGGTATTTGGATCTACTGTTAATGGCAAGGTCATTGATTGACTATTAAAATCCCAGCTACCATATTGAACAACTTCGGATCCGCAATATAAAGTTATTGTGCTTGTTGTTGCTGCCGGAACATCTTCTATGTTAAAAAACAATAAATTTGTTCCTCTGGTGCTAGTTGCATAAAACGGAGTATATGCGCTCAGAGCGCCATAAGTAATAATATTTCTGGTTGTAGATGCTGATTTTTTAACTTCCAAAAGTATAGAAGAATTAGAAGCCAAGCCAACAAGTGAAGGTAAAAGAGTAGCAGTACTAACAAAAGATTCTTTATAACCTAACTGAGCATATACACCATTATAAGCCGTTGCTGTTGCCAATATGTTCAATAACATATTAACTGCACTGGCTGAACTATCATAATCCAAATCTTTTAAAGTAGGTTCGCTCTTTAAAAAGTTTTTTAATGATGTTATAATTTCATTATAATCAAGAGAAGCAACATCTAAATTTTTAAAGTTTAAGCTCATTGCAGTGGGACCTCAATTGTGCATTCCATCAGTTGATTTTTTAAATAAGTGTCTGCAGAAAATTTTATAGCAAATATCACTTTTTGATCATTAAAATATTTAATTCTAACATTTATATTGTTAATGTCTTTGATAGCATATTGTATATAATTTTCAAGATCTGTTTCAATTAAATTTTGAATACCAGAAGGATTAAAAATTAGATTATAGTAATCAGAACCCACATAAGGGTCCGATGGCAATTCACCTTTTTGTGTTTTACAAATATTTTCTATTTTTTGAATATATTCGTTAAAACCCGTAACCATCGCAATATCTTTTTTTTCT